ATTATGACTTATGGATTGTCTTCTCAATATATCAATGAATCACTGATTCGCACCGAGAATACCAAAGTCACAATCCCCAACTAAACTCAGTCTGCTGCGAGTGCTGCAAAATAAGAGAGAGTATCATCATCTTCATTAGAGGATCCGGTGATATCGGGATCATTGAAACCACCACTATCACCACTCAGAGAATTGAGTTCGTCCTTCATCGATTGTGGCATAGGTTCTCCACCACGATTTTGCTGACGGAACTCTTCTTCTTCCTCAATGCTCTCTTGGTCTTGGAACTTAGTCGTGCCCTTGATACCGAGCACATAGTCCAGACGCTTCTTCAGAGCATCATAGTCCTTGAACTGGTCAGGAGCAACAAACTCTTGGAGAGAATACTGCTTCTTCCAAATTGCTTCCATTGCATCATCATCGTCCAACAGAGCATCTTGACGTGCAAACTCTGAAGAGTCATAGTTACGATAACCAGCAACGTTCTTTGCCTTCAGTTTGAAGTTAGCACCCTGCCAGAAGTCGAACGGATCGATTGCTTCCTCGTCCTCAAACTCAGGTTGCATTGCGGCAGTAATCTTATCAAAGATCTTCTTACCGAACTTATACAGGAAGACTTTATCTTCATTCTGAGGATTAGCAGGATCCTTCACCACATAGATGTTAGCAACGTAGGTCAGTTTACGCTTCTGCTTACGTGCTTGATCTTTACCACTATCAGTGCCGTTATTCCACAGCATTGTATTGTACTCAGACACGGGATCTTTCTGACCAAGAGTAGTCAGAGAGTTTTCGATGTACCAACCACCAGGACCTTGGAAGGCATGAGAATAAAGTTTAACGAACGGAAGATCTTCACCATTCGGGGCAGGAAGGAAACGAATTACGGCATAACCATTACCGCTCTTATCACACTCAAGTTTCCACAGACGATCATCGCCTGAACTACCTGCATTATTCATTTTTTCGACTTCCTTGACCAGTTTCTGAGTCAGGGAGCCAAGTTTAGATTGCTTTTTAAGATCAGCAAAAGACATTTAGATTACCTCGGATTTGTTTGGATTTGGGAGATTTACTTAGATAGTATAGCAAAGATTGCCTCAACCGTCAATATAGTTTTTGAGAGAGGAGATTGTGGCATTCATACTATCAAATAAAGTTTGCATATCAGTCTCTGGTGGAAAACCCATCAGTGCGACTGACTTGCGAAGGTTCTCTTTCATCTCAATTGCTTGAGGGTCGTCTGAAAGAGATAACCTAGTATACATCACTCTTTGCTTTTCGAGCAAGGTTGTGAGGATATCAACATGTTCAAGTTTTTCTTCACGGGACATCGCACTGAAAGACATAAGACTTCCATAGATTTTTTCTTGTAGCCGATTAATTTCACTCAGTTCTTCTTGAATGATTTCGGATTCAAAAAAGTCACTCATCTACAATATCCCTTAAAATCTTTTTGTACTTGAACATATCAAGGTTATTTAGAAATGGAGAATATTTTTTAATTTTAAGACTGACAGTTTCCCATATAGGATCATCAAGTTTTTCATCAAACTTTTGTCTGAAAGAAAAGATTTTCTCAAAGATAACTAATGTCTCAAGACTTACGTCTCCACCAAGATACCTTTTTAATAGAATCGGGTGTCCTTTCGAACAATCGAATACACTTTCTAATTCGTTGTTCGAGAACAATTCGTTGCTTTGCTCTTTGAATAAGTAAGTCAAACTCTGTTGTCTCTTTGTCCAATCTGCGTAAGTTCTTTCTCCAGAACTTATAATTTCTCCAATCCATACTTGATTTACACTAGTAGCAGCAACAAAATTAGATACTAAAAAATCTACAATTTCTTGGTCTTTATATTTACGACTGGTTTTCTCGAACCAATATTTATCTCGCCGTTTGTTAAACGAGGTGATAGTAGCACGAACTTTTTTATTATACTTAAAGTAGTCGTATTTTGGATTTGAAAAGTGATTTTTTAAGGCAAGATATTCACAATAGACTTCGAAGGGAGCCATAATCA